AAAGATGCTGGTTTACTAGTACCCGAGGATCTTTTGATCCTGATAATACTTGCCATTTCAGAAATTTCCTCCGTTGATGTCTAAATTCTGTGTTGCGCCTGGTGTCAACTCCAAGGTTGCTTCCCACTTTTGAATAGCACTGTTGTACACTAAGACCATGCCATTCTGTAAGTTTGAAGCACTAACATCACTAAGTTCAGCCAAAGAAAGACCTTGGGCACCCGCAAGAGAAGATATAACTTTAATTGCAGGTTGTTGTCCTACCCTGACCTTAATATCAGCCATTTACAATAGATTTTCAGGATCTAGGAATTATTTATACTCCTTCAAGTCCCAATTGGGCAACTACTTCCTGTTGTTTAAGGTAAAGCTTGGCATATGATTTAGCAATATCCTTCAGTGTTTTTTTATCGTCACATGAATCAATTTCTTTTGCAAGTTTTATATATTCAAAACCTTTATTAAGATTATTCAATTCAATCTGATCGGGATCCATTAGCAAGCTCCTTTAGTAGTGATTTAATTTCATTTATATCCTTTTTAAGTATATCTAATTCTTCACGTTCTGTCTGCCTCACTTGCTTCATTTTTAAATATTGATTATATCCGGAAGAATCAGTATTAATGATTGCTCCGGTTTTTTTATCTCTGAATAAATTACGTTCTCCCTCTACAGGAATCAAATCTTCTTTTTCCATATTATGCTAATGCGATTGCTCTAAAATCTTTCAACTTAACTGGAGCAGATTCATTTGTCGATGACATTACAATTTTAATTGCAAATGCTGTAAATTGATCTAAATTATCTATACTGAATTGGTATTCGGAGTATTCCTCCTCACCACTTCCATTTGCAGCAACAAAAGCATCTGCTCTTCCACTGTTTTTGTTTGGATCAATTACTCTATCACCAAATCCATCACCATCTGTATCAATCAAATTATCGTATCCTGGGAATGCGATGAATTTTTGTTCAACCCCTGTAGAATCTACTTTGACTAATTGATAGAATACTCTAAAGTCTGCAGTTTCTTCTCTATGAGCAGCAATGATAACTTTCAAACTTGTTGCTGGTTGAGCAATCGATATTGGTTTAGTTGCAAAAACTGCGCCATGTGGATCATTTTGTAAATCATTGCTTCTAGAATCGCTAACATAATCTTTAATTGGAGCATTTGATTTATTTCTACCAAGTAAGAAAGTTGCATTTTGAGTATCCATCATTGGAGATAGATTTTCATTTTCTGTAGAAAAATCGACCCTTAATGTAAGTGATTTATTACCTGGCATATTTTGCAATCTTACATCCTCATTAACTTTTGATGCAATCATTCTTGGTGTTGGGAATTTGATTACCTTGTTAAGAGTAACAGGTTCAAATCCTTTATCAATAAAAGATGTCTCATTTCCACCAGCACTAGTTCCAGAAATAGTTCTGATATTAGTTGTGGCAACCGTTCCTTTTCCTGGTGTTATTATGTTGAACTCAGGGACAATGGAACTAAATTGATAATTTTGTGAAATTCCAACACTATTACCACCAAATCCCTTTTGAGACTCAAAACATAATAATCCTGCTCCACTAGATCTATCTGGTGCCATAGTTCTATCAAACTTGAGATAGTAACTATCAATATTTGAATTATCATCACTATAGGTAGTTCCTGGTATATCATGAGATTTGTTTATTCTCATGAGTGATACACCATTTACTTCATATGGTCTTATCGTAGCACCTTTATTATGTGTAGATTTAACTGAGTCATTTAGTGCTCTTCCATCAATAGTTAATGTACCAGTGCCAGATGCACCTGGTGTTATTGCACTGTAAGATACAACTTCATTTTCAATCAGAGCATAACCTCTTGAAGTAGAGATTCCTTCAAATGTTCCAAACATTGCAGTTTTTGCAACTGAAACCTGAGTTTCAGTTAAATTAAATCCTGCAGTAAGTTCAGTTTTTGTGGTATCAGGTTCAATATCAACAACTTGAATTTTGTTATTGCCACCATGATGTGCATGATTATGTTGTTTGATACGGAAGAAACTTCCATCATATATGTCATCAATTTCTGAAGAACCGGAAGAACCAACAATCACTGATGCAGTAGTTCTTGTTGTTGCATCGTCAGGATCTGTGAAATAGTAAATATCGTTTCCATTACTAAAACTTTGCCCTTGAACATCAGTCAAGTATAAAGTATCTTTTGTTTGATATTGGGTGATTGTGAATTTAGCACCAGAACCTCTCTTCTCCTCATTTGTACTACCAATAGATGAAGTCTCAATTTCAACTAATTCACCTTCAACATAACCACTACCACCACTAGTAATTGAAACAGATGTAATAACACCATTACCATCTGTACTGATAGTTACTTCACCGCCAGTGCCCTTTCCTGATAATGACTTTAAATTACATCCAGTCATCGAAGAACTTGCTTTATATCCGGTTCCACCATCAACAATAGTAATTGAACCACTACCATTGGCTGGAGATCCTCCAATGTTCTCTACAAATCCACTAGCACCAGGTCCAGTAGAATTTTCAATAACTTTATCTCCCAAACTAATCGAACTGTTTAAAGTTCCAGTGAATGGAACCATTAACTTCCTTGGTAATCCTTCTATTGGATTTGGAGAAAGGGCAGCAGAATTATCACCTTTTGGTAAAATAGAATTATTATGCCAAGTGAGTGTTCCAGAACTTACAAATTGTGCTTTATATAATTTGAATGTTAAATCCTGATATTGACTTGCAGTCCATATTGTACCATTTTGAGATTTAAACAGTGATCCACCAATATACTGTTTAGATACAACAACCTCCTGAACATCAGGTACGTTTGAAGTTGTAACGGTTTTTTGACCCATGGTTGCAACCCACATCTCATAATTATCAGATGCAGGCGAAAGTATCACGATAGCATATTCTGTGCCTGCTTCTAAGTAAACCGGAGATTCAAATCTAACTCTAGTTGGTACAGGATTTAAACTACCTTCGGGAGTAACATTAATATCATTTGGATTTAATGCAACCTGAGTATAGTCTTGGACAAGATATTGTGTTGGAGTACCCAACTCAACTGTCCTAAGTTCAACAAAAACTTTAGCTGCTGGATCCTTTCTTGCAAAATATAAATCGAATGAAGTTAAGAATATACCCGAACCATCATCAACCGTAAATGACTGTGCTAATGGATCTCTATGTGGTGCTTTAACTTTTTCTTTTTTAACTTTTTTAACATTACCGTCACGATCGAAGAATCTTGTCTTCTCAAAATATTCAACGAGTTTTGCTTTTTTAGCTGGTTTGGGTGGATTTCTAACTTTAACCACATCTTTTTGAACTTTGAATGTAGAACCGTCACCAGTCCATGTACCAATTGCTTCAGAAGCAAATACTGTTGATCCAGGTAAAGTTGTTGTATTTGGTGGAGTTGCAGTAACTTTGACTGTTTTTGTTCCACTCTTAACTCTTACCGCAGGTTTTGGTTCTGCATTTGGATCTCTAAAGAAGAAGTTACCAATAACATCACCCCAATTATCAGAGATTAAATCTGCTTTTTCAATAAGCGCAGCTGCGCCAGATTGTTTACCAATTACAGTTGCACCAACTTCTACATATCCATAATATTTTTCTTTTGTACCAAGAGTCTTTACACCAAAATTAATTAATTTTGAAGTTGCAGAATAATTTGCACCTGGAGCAGTTCTATTTCTATCATAAGGATCAACTGTATACTTTTCAACTTTTACTGAAGGAGAACCTAATCCATTAATAATTTCATTCAGTTTGTTATCACCAAGTTTATGATTAGGTGCTTTAATTTTCAAGAATGCAATTTTTTTCTGTGCAGCATAAACTTCTACTTCTTCACCAGGAATAAATGTTCCTGATTGCATAGTAATTTCACACAATTTAGGAACTATATCTACTTGCTGACTATCGATGTAATGATAATGTTTTGTAAATGGTCTCAATCCATTAGCATATAGTGCCACGTTTCTGGAACGCATAAATTTATCAACTTCGCCTTCCATTTTGATATCTTCAACATAATCAAACTCTCTCCCTTTGTTTTTAAGTTTGCGAGAGAACTTTGTAGTCTTTTTGATTGTTGTGGTTTGGTACGCCTTTCTTGTACCTTTTTCACCTCTACCACCACCTTTCTTATATTCTTTAAATACTGGATCTTGCTTATCTTTATCCTTTTTAACTTTAGCCACATGCTTCCATTTGGCACCTGTAGATTCCTTTCTAGTATTATCGGGTAGATAAATTGTTCTAGTCCAGTTATCAGATGCTGGATGTAATGTTACTGCTCCAACAAATGAGATAACATTAAATGGATTAACGTTTTCTACTTCAGTTGCATGTGGTTGAGTTATCCAATCTACCTCATTGTATGCTAAAGTTAGCATATCTCCAGTTTTTTGGATATTTGGATCTGCTAATTTAAGATTTTGTGTTAAATCTGCGGTTTCAATATCAATACCTGGATCGAAAGCAAGTTCTGCATTCATAGACCAAACATCAATAGGAGCAATACCAGCAGAGCCTTCTTGACTGATATCAATAGTTGTATATCTAGGATCTGCTAAACTCTTATCTCTGAAATCACAGACAATGAAACCAGTTTTAAATCTATCAAATCCATTAGCATCAGTTACAGATGTAGTTTTTGTCCCCAACTCAAGCATTGTAAGACTGGTAACTTCTTCAAGATTTTCAATTCTATTCTCCAGTTTTCCGATATCACGCATGGTGAATCTTCTATTATCTTTTAATACAATTCTTGTGCTGGAAGCATCAAAAAGATATGGAGGATAAGAAATTTCAGCAATTTCCATAGCATCATCAGCTAATACTGGTGATTGTGGAACATCTGCTGGTTCACCTTGAATTACTTCAAGTTGACCTAAACGATTTAGTGATACTAAATCTACTCTAGGTAAGTAATACGAATAACCTAAGAAAGAAGATTCATCTGGACTTACAACATATTTAAATGTTGATTCATATTGTCTTTGGTTGAATGCAAATGGTGATGCAGTTGTATGATTTGTGAATTTCTTAACTCTTGGTCTAAAATCCAAGATATCAGAAACTTTCAATCCACTAGGTAATTTTGGAAGTTCGTTTTTGTATCTATCTGCCGAATATGAATTAACAGTAAATAAATCACCACTATTTCCAGATGCAACTTCATACTTATCAAAGATAATTAAGAGTTGCTTTGACGGCGTAGGACTATCTGGATTTCTTACAATGGTAGCATAATCTACCATCTCATGGCGATTACCACTATCGAGAGTATAATTTGCTGTTAAATCTACGTAACTACCAGTTACGTATTCTTGAATTACTGCTTCAACAGCAGAATCTGAGAATTTAACTACTTCACCAACTCTAGGAGTATTTGAATTTCTCTTTACATAGAAAACTTCAGTTGCAGTAACACTTACAACTTGTCCAATTGCTCTACTATCAACACCTAAAAGTTTTTCACCAACAACTACACTTTGATCGAGAGAAAGACCTGTGGCAAACTTCAGTTTATCTAAAATAGGTGCATTGGAATCAGTAGATTCATAAACAGCACGAAGATTTACAACATCAGGAACATCCAAAGATATTACTCTGTCTTCTATTCTAGTTCCAAAAAACTTGTTATGTGTTAGTCCATGTGAAGTTTTTGATTTTTGAGTTCTAGATACTACTAATTGATTACTTCTAATAATATCTTTTGTTTTACTAACAATTCCTTTCTTTATTAAGGTTGCAATTATAGTTACATTACTTGCACTAGTTGCACTAAGACCACTGAATGTGACTGAAGTTCCATTAGCACCTAATGTAAATTGATCGCCAGTTAATTCTTCAATTGTACCATCAGAATATATGATAGAATATCTCTCTGCATCAAACGATTCATAGAATACATCAGTAATTCCAGTGCTAGGATCTATAGCATCGGCAACTTGAATTTGAACGGAATTACTAGCTACAGATAACCCAGTGATTTGCTTTGTAATAGTTAGATTGGATGCAGATAAGTCAACCGAAGAAATAGTGGTAACAGGAAGAGTCGAATATAAACCCTCACTACCTGCAGATCTGATGATTGGGGTCATCAATTCAAAATTATAACTACCATTTACATGCGTATGATAATAAACACCCGTAATTGATTGTGCAGGTGGTGCTAAGGTAATTTCTGTTCCTGAAGAAGCAATAGAATGAATAGTTGCATAATTTGGTCTACCAGCTGCGGCTAAAGCATTTGATTGATATCTTATCGTTCTACCTTCCTTTATACCAGTAACTCCAGCAAAAAATCTTCCTGCAACTTTAGCTGTTCTATTTGTACTACTACCAGAAATGGTCATGGTGTCCGTAGCACCAAAGTTTGGTAACGGATGTGGATACAATACTGTATCAGCAGCAAACTTAGATTGTAAATTTGAATCTAGTGTATCTGCGTCTTGATAAACACCCTTAATGTCTTCTACGCTATATTCGTTCAAACTGATGATACCAGTTTTAAATTCAACCTCTTCGTTGATAATAATTTGCTCACCAACTATAAATGAACCAGATGTTTGATTTAAGAACATCGTGTTAGATCCACCACTACTTGTGGCGGTGGTAGATGCTAGATAACCAGTCGCACCACTCGATAAACCCCTAACGTAAGATGTAAGAGGAACTTGTGTCAAATTATAAGCATTAGATAAGATCAATTTAGTATAAGTTTGAATATCATAAAGATATAAATCCCACTCAGTTGAAGAATCTTTATAACTATCGTCAGTTAGACCAAACCAATAAACTCTTGCCTCTCCAATTTTGGTTGGAGTTCCACTAGAAGAACCTGTGAAAACATATGGAGCACTAGTATTTGTGCCACTTGCACTTTCCGAATATCTTCTCTCCAGATACAAATCAATTTTATTAGTATCTGTTCCACCTCCACTTGCAGGATCACCAATGTTAATATAAGGTGTTCCCAAGACATTATTAATTCTCAACATACTTCCCATTGTGAATGGGATATTTGCATTTTCTATAGTTTTTGTTGTTCTTGGTTTAGGAACATCAAGAACGGTTGATCCAACTAGATCAATATCATATCCTCTTACATATGCGGTTCCAGCAGAAACCTGAACTGCTAAAGTTTCTTCTTTAGGAGTATTTCCTTCATCTGTTACCTCATTTGGAAGGAATAATCCACCATTACCAGTTTCATCATTCAATGATTCTTCAGTTTCAACGACAAAATCATCTATTGCATAGTTTCCAGATTCTTCAAAGGTTCTTTTAGCGAAATACTTTTTAATCTCACTATACTGAGAACTATTTTGTATCTTTTTAATTTCTCCTTCGTCAATTCTAACGAGTTCTATAAAGTTGGTGTCATCATTATCAGTTAATGCTTTTTTAGAGAGTTTGACAGATAGCTTTAATCTATCTGCACCTGGTGCAGCATAGTTGGAAAAACCTTTAGCATTATCATTAATAGATGGATCTTGATCAGAATTTACTACTTCCTCAATTACTTCAAATCCAACTCTAAATGAAGGTTCATTATTATATGGATCTAAAACAATTTGAGAATCAGGTGTATCTACAAAAAGACCTCTTATAAAGTAAACACCTTTAGCAACACCAACAGAATAACCCACTGCTGTAGCGTTGGTAGTAACCAAAGATAAAACAGAATCTTCCTGTACTAAGGTAGTATTTCCATATGAAACATTCTCTTGAAGTATTAATACTTCACCATCTTGAAACTGTACAGTTTCTCCATCATTAGCACCATCACGATACTTGACAAATAATGTGATTTCCTCTACTCCCTCTTCTGGAGGTAAAAAATAACCTTTTATAGATGCTACTACCTCAGATGTTTCACCCTTAAGTTTTACTTTGCCAGAAACAAGTGCATCAAGATAAACTGATACATCAATGCCAAGATGATCTGGTTTAACTTTGACGGTTGTAAATCCATCATCAACTGTAATCCCACCTGGAATAACCATGGAGCCTTCTTTGAAGACATGGCTTCCATAATTTTCTATCTGATTTTGTAAAATTGACTGGAGACCAGTTAATTCTCTTGCCTGAACAGGATATCCAGGTTTAAATAAAACCTTATAAAAATTATTAGCCTTATCGAAATCATCATAATAAGGGCTTACATTGAGATTAGTCTTCTGTGGCATTTTTTAGAATTCCAGTATAATTTTTAAATCTTCTTTTTGGCGTGGGTTTCTGGCAATACTTGCTCTGTTGTCAAGGTAAATAACATCCCCTGAACCTTTATTTATTTCAGCACTTGCCATACCCTGAGTAAAATTAACACCAAGATTAACTAATTTAGTTCCTGTTGGATTAGTAGTTATTCCAGAGAATGAAGTATCAATTGATCCAGAGAAGTTAGAAGTTTGACCGCTAACAGTATTTCCAGATGCTTCAAAAGGATATGCTCTACCGTTTGTTGATATTCCTGTATAATCTTGAGTATCAAAAGTTGTTTGATTGAAGAATAAAGATCTATCAATGAAATACTTTAAAACTTTAGTTTCAACATCAAAAGAAGCAACATAACCATATGCTCTTGCAGTGTTGTTTTGAACAACTTGTTGTATTTTTTCACCAACTTTTGGTGTTCCCACTACTGAGCTGAATTTAAGAGCATTCAATCCACTAAAGGTATTTTCCACATATAAATCATTTGTTCCAACTTTGGTTGGATTTTTTACAATAGATACCTGAGCAAAACTTGTATCTATTGGAAAATCCTTTGTAGAATCATCAAATCTTGCATAAACTAATACCTTATCAGTTCCAAGTTCAGAATATACATCAAAACCATGTCCATCAGATGGTGGAATTATTGGAACCAAATTTGCATTTTTTCCAGTTGTGCTTGAATTAATTGGTCCTAAATCAACTAACGCATAACTATATCCTTGCCCACCGGAAGTTACCACAGTATCAGTTATCTTTCCACCGACAACATCAACTCTTACCTTTCCACCAGAACCATCACCAATCAAATCCATTTCCTGACCAAGACCATTTGCATAGTCATCACCACTTTTTTCAATATAAACTGTCTTGATTTGATTTAAGTTGACTTTTGAATCTCCCGCTTCTCTAACAGCTCTTATCTGAGAATCAGTAGAAGTTTGCCACTGATTTGGTACAGTAATATATTCTGTGGAATCAAATTTTATGATATCACTTGGACTAATAGTGAACAGATATTTCCAAATATATCCATCACCACTATCACCTGCTCTGGATGGTTCTAAATCTGTAAAAGTTGGTTCATCCTGAGAAACATTTCCTTTAGGAAGATCACCACTAGAACCATTTTCAATACAAATATAAACTCTGTAATCAGAATTTATAACATAATAATTTGCATCATATAGTCTAGATGCATTGGTTATTGGTGCTGGTTTTAAGACACTGTAGTCGTGCCTATACATTTCGTACCTAGAACCTGCAGTCCAATTGATTCTTCTTACTAATCTTCTGACATTAGCGGAAGTAACTTTCTTCCCATATAATGTAACGTCACCAGAATGCTTATTATAAGAAATACTATCAATAGGAGCAGGTGGATTTGTATTCCAAGTCGTGCTCCTACCAAAACCAACAATTGTTGGATTTGGAAGACCAATAGTAACATAATATGAGTTAGAAGAATTCTCAACTGACTCTACAAAATTACTGGCATTCAGGATTCTAAATTGATCAGTAACAAGTGCGGACATCGTTATGCTTTTTTATGTATTTATATCTGGTTATTGAGTATAAAATGGAAGGTTGTTATCGGCAATCAAATTAGAATCTGCAACAGGTTTTCTGGAGCGAATTGCCCCACTCTTACCTTGCCCAAAATTACCCCTTCTCTGAATTGTTGGGAAAGTTGATAATCCAGAATCAACTACTAATCCAGTAACACCAATTGAAACAGGATTAATTCTTTGTGAATAATTATATATTCTTCCCCAAGAAATTTTTCCAAGAGAAGTTGTCAAACCTGCTTGAGTATCATTAAATAATCCCGTTGAACCAATTCCTACAAGATTACTATTACTATGAACATTACAAATAATTTCACCATTTGCAGCAATTGACATGCCACCAGTTCTGGAATCAACAACATAGATATTATCTAAGAATTGTGTTCCAATACCAACAACATCATTATCATTACCATAAACTGAAGTAACACCAGTTCCAACAGCAGTATCATAAATCATGATTGGATATCCAACCATAAGATCATTCGTATCAGAAGCATTTTGTGCTTCTCCATCTATACCATAATCTTTAAGTGCATTGAAGAAGAATTGAATTGCCTTCTGACCACCAGAACTTGTAGTTTCTTTTATACCAGTAATAATTCCAGAAAATCCCTGAACATTTTCAATATTTGTAAATAATTCAGTATTAATCTTGGGAACTTCAGTTATTGCATGAGTTGTAATTGTATTAGTGTATCCAAATCCAGGATTTACAATAGATACCGATTGAATAGTTCCACCAACTCCAACAGTTCCTATTGCAGTAGCAGTTGTACCAACACCAACTCCCACTGATACTGGTGCCGAGAATTTAATATCAATAGGAGATGTAGTATATCCAAAACCAGGATTCACTATATTAACTTGAGAAATAGTACCAGAATTACTTACAGTTACTGAGAATTCTGCAGAAACTGGTTCTTTATTATCAAATAATAAAGCGTCGAAGTTAAATGTTCCAACGTTCAAATCATAAATGATTTCATCATAATCAAAGAATTGGGCATTATCAACAAAAATATCTGCTGAAGTTTGATTTATATCACTAATTACTTTTGCAGTTGGAAATATTCTGGGTTCAATGGATTCTCTGGTTTTATAAACCAGATCTCCCTTAACAAACTTATCTCTCTTTTGTTTTGTCCACTTAACAGGTTTAAATGTATTTTCATTGATACCTGGTCCAGTGTAAATCGGCGTTTCAACTTTATCAGATCCAAGAATTTCTTGAATGGTTCTTTCGGATAATTGATCAACAGTTTCTTGATACAGTGGATGCTTAGAAACAAATAAATCATCACCCACTTTTAGAGTTTCAGTAACACTAACAATACTGATGTCAACACCTTGTGTTCCAACATAGAAGAATATATCTATCTTATCGTTGATACGTGGTGGTCTGGAGAATATGAAAGATGTTCCACCATCAAAGTTATATGCAATTCCTGGTTTTTGTAGAACACCATTGATAAAGATTACCAGAACTGCATCAAGATCAATTGCACTGGAGAGGGGATCGTCAGGATCAATTTCAAACGCAAGAAGTTCTCCCTCATAGAATAATGGGAATCTCTTTCTATTTCCATCTTGATAACCCACGACACTATCAATATAGTCCATCTCTCCAAAAGACCATGCAGAGAAGAAATCATTAAAAGTCTGAGTAACTTCAAGTTGGAATTCTGAAACTGGTTCAGATATATTTGCGGCAGTAACTAAACCTGCCACGGTAATTATATCACCCACTTGGAATCCATATCCATTTCTAGCAATCTTGAAATCACTAACACCAACCATTGAACCTGGAGCAATAGTTTTTGTAGGAGTAGTAGCAATGGTTGGATCAACAGCATTTGTTACGATACCAACTAAAGTATGGATAGCAGACTGTACATTTGCACATGTTGGATTTTGACTATCGATTGTAACTGCAGAGTCAATTACTTGCTTTCTATCCGAATAACCACCAATTGTGATTGTTTCGTTTCTCATAGCTTGAACTGCTAAATCTCGTGCTTGCATGAAAGCAAAGATTGTTTCCTGCTCCTCACCAGTAACGTGCGCTCCACTTATATAAAGGTTTGCAGCATCTACTGTTAAATCATTTCCACCATATCTGAGATTGTATGCTAGAGATTCTAAAACATCAACAATATCATCCTTACAATCTCTTCCAGTCGTGCCTGTAGGAGGAGTATATGATGGGAATTGTGCAAGCATTCTTCCATAAGCAACATCTGCAATCAATTCAACATTATCTACAATCAAGTTTGCAGCATCAAAGAATCTATCTCCATTTGCACCATCTGATAGTTGACCCATAGTTAAATTAACTAACAGGTTTTTACCAGAGTCTGTTGTGGTTCCAATTCCAAGTCTGGATACGCCAACAATTGGCATATTTTCATAGTTGGGTTCTGGAATCTCAATAATTGGATTCACATAACCACTACCAGGAGAATCTATATTGAATGTAAGCGTACCACCAATACCAACTGTTGCAGAAACAACAGCACCTTGCCCTGCACCACCTCCTGGACCAACATTTACGAATATAACATCACCAGCAACTTGAGTGATTGGTAATTGTACCCCAGAGGCAGGATCAGTTGATCTTGGATATGGTTGCTCAGTAAAGAAATCATCAGAGGAACATCTAAAGATAATTGATTTGTCTGTAATTTGTATTACATCGCTTGTTGTTAATCCATGATTTGGAATTGTTAGTCTTAATTCACCGGTATGTGAAGTATAAATTGCATTCTCAACAGTGAAAGGACCACCAGTTGCAACTATACCATTTTCTACTGCTCTTTCAAATCTATGCTCATATGCTATATCAGTAACTCCGATAGATACCGGTTCTCTATATCCAGATCCAGTATTTAAAGAGAAGTGCTCATAAATTTCTCCACCGCTAATGTAAGTATGAACAATAGTGCTAACACCAACATTAACTACTAATTTTTTAGAATTGATAATGTTAAAGATATCAAATGAACGATTATGGTCTGGATAAACTTTATTAGTTAATCCACTACCAGTATCACATTGGAATATCAAATTCTCCAATTTGACTCTATCACCCAACTTAAGATAATGTTCATTACTGGTTTCGATTTCAATTAAACCAGAAATATTATTATAATCTGCAGATGTGATAGGTGCAGGATTTACCCAAGTATTGATACCAACTATTTCAGTAAGAGCACCTGAAGAATCTTTTTTAGCTTTCACATTTGCTCCAGTTAATGGAGCATATCCCAATCCTGGAGTGGAACCAAATGAAACAACTAAACCACCTCTAGGAATTTGATTTTGGTTAATGTCAAATTCCGACTGAATTGGACTTCCATTAATTGATGTAATTCCAGTAAATACTACGCTTGAAATTCCATTGGTCGAATCATTTTCAAAACTATAGTTATTACCTGCATTATTTTCTGTGGTAGGTGTCTGGAACACACCATTAATGAATAGAATTCCATTACCAGGTTCTATACCTGTAGTGTTGATACCACCAACAGTTGCAGTATATGTTTTTGCTATTCCTGTAAATGAATCAGAAATATCATCGAATAACATATTAGTAGAATAATCCGATCTTAAGAAAGTTCTACCAGAGAATTCTGCTCTTACATAAGGTAGATTTCCTTCATCTCTTCTTGCTCTAGAATTTCCTTTCGGTGGATCCAAAAAGAATACTTCATTTTTAACAATATTGATTGCTCCTCTGAAAATTCTAACTTCTGATTCATCTGTATGAGATGCAGCAATTGAACCAACAACTCCTCTTTCAACAGATACTGTGGGGTGAGTTGCGGCAGCACCAGATGCAATAATACCATTAATAGGACCTAAGATTTGTCCACCAACATTAGTACTAAGTCCAACTTCAATAACCTTCATATACTCATCATCAATTTTCAGCAAATCTCTAGGTTGAATCGAAGAAATTCCACTCAAATTGAATGTTGAAATTCCTACGTCGATTCCTCCAGAATTATGTCTAAGAATATGATTGATTGGAGTAAACGAAATTGGTTGTTGAACAATACCATCAAGACCGATGACCGTTTTGCTTAACTTATTTGTAAATTCCAACTCATGTGCATTACCCTCACCCGCATCAGTAAATGTTACGAAAATACCTGCTCTCGCATAGTCTTCTCTTGTTGATAATCTAAAGGTATCAGGAGTTAAAGCAATTGCAAAAACTTTTTGTGGAAGTTTAGTTGTTAATATACCTGCATGATTTGAAGTTTCACCAATGCCAATAGCTGTTTGCCCAACACCAATAAAAGTAGAATTTGGAGTGTAAATTAACTCCTCACCAGTATTGAAGAAATGATTTGGATAGGAAAATATTCCAGATTCATAATCTAAAACATTTGTATCTGCTGGATCAAATTTCTTCAAGTAAATTGGATTGCCATCATGAAGTAATTCGAAACTCTTTCTATTTGCTCTCTTTCCATTCAATCCATCATATGCAGATAGGAATACTCTCTGATTAACTGGACCATATTCAAGATCTAATGCTTGATTATCAAAATCGGATTGTCTATAAAGAACTTCATTCATAGATTGAAGTTCAACATTATATCCAGGATCTGGATAAAAATCAAGAACGAAATTAGTTCCAACAATTGATCCACCAAATGTTCCTAATCCAGTATTGCCATTTGCAATAGTGTATGGTCCAGGAACAACATTAGTTGTTCCCTTAATATTGTTTGAAAGAATTGCAACTTGATGTATAGATGAAGTATGCCCTGCAGATACACGAACAATTGAATTTGAAGAAGAAACTGTGTTAATATCAAATGTACCTACTGGAATAGGGTTACTTCCAAATCCTATTGTAGATTCATACCTAGCACTCCTTTCATTACCTGGAGGTTGATTATTAAGCAAGAATCTATATGTTCCTATTCCAGAGTTGGTTGTTCCAAATCCTACTATATTGGAACGAACATCATATACTGGACCTTCAGCGGTAATTGCATCGTTTCTTGCTCTCAAGGAAACAATACCAGCATTAGAATCATATGCAACAGTTAAAATTCCTGTTGAAGATGAACTATATGATTTGGTAACAGTATCAAAATAATATTCACTAAGATAAGTATCTGTTCCATCAAAGTCAACGAAAGCTTCAATGTATTGTTCTGGAACTGTGTTAAATCTATCGGTAATTTCAATTGAAGCAAATGCACCATTAAAAGTGTTTGCATCAAAAGTTGCAATAGTTTTAATACTCGTTGTTCCAGATCCAACTAGTTGTGGATCATATGGTCCAACACTATTAATTCCAGAAACAAATGAACCCTTAAACTCAACTGATCCAAAGGATATATCTCCGGTTCCAGTTTGTCCACCAGGTAAATTTTGATAAAGATATGATTTCTTTACAAGTTTGATGTCATGATCTCTATCAAATGGATCTGTTGGATCAAAGATGAGCGTCTTTCTTCCATCAGTATCAATATCTGCCCTAAAAGTTCCAAATCTATCACCAGTTAATGCAGAGTATTTTTCAAAAACAAATGTATCAGTATCATTAGATTGTACAACAACTTCGGATAGTTGAACATCAGAAGTGTCTGGATCTACTATTTGTATAGTGTATTTAATGTGATTTTCTAAAGAACTAATTTCTTCAATTTCTGCGAATGTATCTTTGAATCCAGTGCTAGAGAACTTATCACTAATGTCATCATGAATAAGAACTCTATTAGTTCTACATTCGGTAAAATCAGTTAATTTCCTGTTTTGAATTTGTAAAGTGTTTGATTTGGGGAAAATTCCAATAGCACTTTGAATTGGTCCATCATCAATAGTATTGTCAAATGTATTGATAGCATCAACACGTTCATCACTAATTACATCTAATACAACAAGTGAAGTTGTAGATCCTTCTAAAGTTGAATCAAAAACTCCTACTGAAGATACTCCAACATCAGCAAAATTCTTCATTCCAGCTGGATGAACCAAACTGTTAACAGGACCAGATAATTGATCCCATGTTATTGGACTCTTAATTGAATATGAGAGGCACTGGTAGTAATCATTATCAGGAACAACTTGATAATCTTCACTAGTCTTTCCTACATCATCTGCCCATCCAATATCATTTCTAGAGGAATATTCAATGGTGAATTTTGCTCTCTTTCTATCAATTTTTACAACTGTGGCGATAGCACCGCTTATAACACCTTTGATTCTAGATCCCTCACGCAAATCATAACGACCAAGAATCTTGATATAATCGTCTCTAATGAGAGATACTTTTAAATCTGTATTAAAGAAACCAGTTCCCATATCAACGAATAATCTTTCATTTGATGAGAATTCTGTTCTCTTTTGAATAACATTAAATGTTGGATAATTTTTCTTGTTTACGATAGTTGCATAACCAGATTGTAATGTCTTTGCAATACCTGCATTTGTAGATAATAATACATCATCA